CAACAATTCATCAAAGAGTACCGTAGAGCCATTCGAGCAGAGGCTGATAATCAAGATGGTACTGTCTATTATCGTAATGCTAAGGCTTGGCTTCTCTCCTCAGATTACCCCAGAGAGAAATGGGCGGATGCTTATTCTATCGCTTCAAAAGGTTACGAGACCTACATTGATCGGATGAACGAGAAATTCCTCCTGAAGGATGTACTCGAAAGTCAGAGAGAACCTAAACTACAACAGTTTGAAAATATTCAACGTATGAAACAAGGACAATAATGGCTCCAGTTAATCCACAGATACCGGAAACCAATGCTTTCAATCCCTTCGGATATATTGGTGGTCCCTATAAGCCTACCGGTGTTATTGAACCCAAGGGTGTAGAACCTAATACAATCAGACCTCAAGGTGTCCAAGTAGCGGATCAATCTGGAGAATATGCAGGCAAAGCTATTGCAGCAGCAATCTCTGGGGTAGCTACTGAGATAGATTTCGCTGGTAAGGTTTCAGATACTCTAATCAAACAGGATATTGATAAGCGTCTGTTCCAATCCATAGATGCAGAACGACTCAGGTATACTGCGGATTTAGAGAAAGCACTTGCACCGGGGACAACTCCAGTTGCTGGCAGTAGCATTCAACCGGATATAACCAATACTACTACTAAACAAACTGCACCTATGATTGCCAATGTTAATCAACTATCTGGCAATACTCCGGTGACTACTGAAATTCCTGCAGGTGCTCCCGGAGGTTCTCCTCCGCCTGCTGTCCTGCAGTCTGAACTACCACAGCAACTGAATACTCTATCTGATGCTATGGCTAATGGTAAGATCAGCCCTACCTTCTACTACGGTAGATTAAATGAAATAGCTAAACAATTCAGGCAACAGTATCCAGGCTACAGAGATTACATAGATCAGCAGGTACATCAGATCACTGGCGTCACCCCTGCTAATGCGTACATCACTTCACTCACGCAGAGGATAAATACAGGCATCACTAACGCTCAGACAGAGCGTGAGCATGTGCTGTCCTTTTTACGGAGAGATTCTGTTATAAGTCTCCCCAACGGATACGACTTGATCAATGGGTATTCGTCTGGGAGATATACAGCTGCCCAGGTCTATCAATCTGCAGGAACGCAGATGGCGATTAAGCATTCTCTGGAATTAGCAAAACTTCAGCGAGAAGATGCTAAAGGTAACGTAGAGTTTCAAGGTTTTATGCAAGGAAAGCAATTCGATGAGTTGTCTTCCAAGATTTCTTCTGCAACATTCTCTGATCTAGAATTAGCTGTGTCTGGAGGGTCTCCTCAGAAGTTAATGAACTATCTAACAGACGTTGCTTCGGGGAAACAGCCTAAGCCAGATGATACTACAATCCAACAGCTCAACCAGTTAGTGGGCGCTAAGCAAGAACAATACAAAGCTCAACTTAGACAAGCCGCTCTAGCGGTAGGTTACACAGACCCTGAAGAGATTAAGAAGAAAGTTGATGCTCAAGCAGCCATTACTTTTGGACCGCTCTTAGCGCAGATCAACAACGGAGACTTCGGTGCCGCTGGCGCAACAACTAGGTTCATTGCTGCGGTGGGCAAAGATGATACTTACAAGCTGTTAACATCCACGGACAGTAAAGAACAAGTCTTGGCCAGGCACGTACGCATGGCTCAGATTGGTAAGCTCACAGGTGGGGATCAATTCGTCCAATCTCTGGTTACATCTGCATCTACAGTGGCAGGATTGAATGCCGCCGTTCAGTCTTACATGACTCATGGCATGCAACGTATGGCTACGCAACCTGATAAAGATAATACAGGAGTAACCTTTACTGTCGATGAACTGATCAAAGATGCCCAAGGTAAAGGCGTTGCTACCCCACAGGTAGTGGATAGGTTCGTCGGAATGGTGAAAGCTATTGGACAGAAATCTACTGATGGTGGTCCGCCTGATGAGATTAAGAAGAATCTCATTCGAGCTATGTTTGAGAAGAACATTCTCAACATGCCTTGGGTTGACCGTAATAAACAAGATATGTCTTATACTATCCTTCAGAGGATGACTCAGCCAGACATTAGAGATGAAATCTATCGTTTAGGGAGGCAAGATCAATCCTTGACTAGATTGTATAATGATTGGGTAGATCAGTCTTTCAAGATTCAGTTCTCTAAAGAAATGAATACCCTAAAGGATATCCAAGCATACCCAGGCATGAGTCTTCACTGGCACAGTGACCCAAGCAATAACAACTACGGTTGGAGACTGTGGCTCAATGGACAAGATATTACCCAGAAAGATCTACGAGACCCACTCATCAGTGGCTTCCGACGAGGTCGTGGAGTTGCAGAAGGAGGCGTTGCTGGCATTACGGGCATCGAACAAGTTCAGACTGCCCAGCGAGTTGTCAACAACCTTAACTCTGGACTGCAACCAATAGTTGGTGTGGCTGCTAAGAACCCTGGATTTGATGTCGAAGGTTATCTACTCCAGAGCTTTAAGAGCGCAGGTGTGGACCTTACTAAAGCTTCAGGCATCCCTGCCGGAATGATCGAAGCAATACGTAAAGCCAGAGAGGGCGCTGAAGAAAAGGCTGCAAAGTGGAAAGGTAAACCTAAGTAATGCCTATTGGTACTTCAGATGGTGATTACTTCGAGACTCACTACGATATGTTAGTGGCTCCGAATGTCTATGTAGACCAAGCATTTAAAGATGTCCAAGATGCTTTCTCTTCCGGCGCTATGGATGCATCAGGATCTAATTACCATCCTTCATTCTATGCAGAAACAGGAATAGTAGGAACTGGTAAAGGAGATAGTCTATTTGCGACTACTCCTGTCCAGGTGAAGACTGCCAGTATTACAGGTCCTACTTCTAACACTCAACAATCTGTTTTCGACCAAACTCTAGAAGAATATCCTAGGCTCAAAGGTTTAGGTTTAACTTCTAAACAAAGTCCAGCCAGCGGATCAAACATGCTTGAGTTCTGGCCTGCCGGAGAACCGGGTACTACAGATCGTCCTCGTCCTAAAGAGTTTGACATAAACAAACCTGGAGTAGAACTCTATGGAAATAAGGCCACATCTCTAGATGTCTTAGGTGATATTGTTTCCCACCATATGGTTGGGACAGACCCTGTAATTAAAAAGTACTACTCAGATTTTCAGAAATCATTAACTCCAGAACAGAATGATCGTCTTAAGTCTCAGTATGAATGGGCACAAAAGAACGAAGGAGAGACCCGTCCTTTCGAAGATTGGAAGACGGCTACTGGGCTTCCTGCTTACTTCAGAGGCTATGCTTTCAAGCAATGGCCACAAGAGTTCAATGACACTGCCTATACTCCCGAGCAAAGAGCATCATTTGATGAAATGATGAAGTACCTAAAGAGTGAACCAAATCCTGAGACTGTCTCTGTTCATAAGAATTGGTACGACAAGACTGTAGGCTTCCTAGAGTCTATGCGTAACCCACCTATGGGTGTGGATAAGGAAGGTAAGTTCGTTTGGCAAGGAATGGTCTATGACCTCCTAGAAGGGATTAACACCTTACCGACAGGCGGGGCTAAGACGCCTTCTGTCCTTAAAGGCGGTAGACAGAAGATTGCGATAGATTTCGATAGACTGCGCGATATGTATGTCAACCAAGAAATGAGTGCTACAGATATTGCTAAAGAGCTTAAGATTTCTCAGAAACCAGTCCTTAGGGCTCTCAAGGAAGCAGGGATTGAAACACGTCCATCAAGGCAAGAAGGTGTTGACCCTGAATTAGTCAATGCAATTAAAACAGGTTTAGATAATGATAAAACCTATGCTCAGATTGCGGAGGAACATGGCATTACTAGAGATGCCGTTGCAGGACTCGTAGCTAGATACTTCGGTTCATCTGGCAGAGGTTCTCCTAATCCTACAGGTAGACGCGGAGGCTCTGCTGAAGAAGTTAAACAGGCTCAGACTCAACAGAGGGGAGTACCGAGCCTGCCTAAGCTCAAGTTCATGGAAGGTCCTGGGCCTGAAGGTGCAGGAGCTGTTGCTGCAATTGGAGCAGGCCTAGCAGCGGCGCCAACTGATAGTAAAGCTGCTGAATCTAATAATTCTTCATTAACTTCTGTAGAGAAAACGTTTTTGAAGGTTTTAGATACCTATGAGAAAACTGGACTTGCAAGTACTAGAGTTCGTTTATACAACGACATCGTTCAACGTGGCCGCACAGAACCTATTACTGAAAAGGATTTAAGTTCAGATGAGTTGCGTCAGCTCAAAGAGTTGGTTCGTTTCAAAGCAGAACGTAGTGGTAAGTCTAGTGGCAAAGTAGATTATAAGGATTATCAAGATTATACCGCCTCGCGATCTTATAAAGATCAATGGAACAATCCTACCTTAACTACAGATATTCTTGGCGGTTTCAAGTATTCAATCAAAAACGGTAAGATAACTGTAGAGGATACTTATGACTTCAATACCGGCGGCAAGTTTACAGAACACGATAACAATAGCTTATTGCAGGCTTTAGCATTTGTCGCTGATCCATACCACTTAGCTGCTGCTATAGGTAGAAAAGTAGTCCCTAATAAAAAGGGTAAAGGCATTCCTGTTAACATTAGTTTGGATGATGAATAATGGCTAAGGCTTACGAAGAGCAAAACACCCCCGGTACTACCCTACCGGCCCCCCTAAATAAACGCACCAGTGACCTTCTAAAGGCGATTGAGAGGGTATCTAAAATCAAGGGATACCTGCTTTTTAAGAATCCTGGTGAGGTTAATATCTGGTACATTGAAGGGATGAATACCGATTGCACACCCAACGATAATGCGCCCAATAAATTCAATGATGTCAGGCTTGTCTTCAGTTATGAAGATAAAAGACCTGTCATCAGGGGAATTTGGGATGCGACGACGGAACCAGGGAGATACTGGACCTTGAACCCAATGAACCCTAAAGGTGCTGCCCGAATCAAGTTTGGACAATACAAGGCTTGGGTCACCGGTATATACCATAACTATGAAGCCCTTATCCAATCTAGTCCGATCACAGTCTATCGTGATCTCAATAAGGACTTCGTAAGAACAGGTGATAAAGAGGATACAGGGATGTTCGGAGTTCATCACCATTGGGGCTATGACCTTTCTAAGGATGACTTAGGCACATCCTCTGCCGGTTGTCTTGTGGGTAGGTCTACCAAGGGACATAAAGAATTCATGGTCATCTGTAAGTCTGATCCTAGGTGGATAGGTAATCCTACCTTTGAGTTCACAGCTACAGTAATCCCGTACAAGGATTTGAACCTGTAAAGCACCAACCAAATACAAAATAAGAAAAACCCCCGACGGCCCTAGGGCTATCGGGGGTTTCTTCTTTGGAACCGTTCCTACTGAAAGCAGGTTCCTCGCTCACCCAGATTTATTTATAGCGACTCTGGGCTTAACAGCCTTTCGGCCCCGCTTAGTGGAACGTAGCAGCCTGGAACGCCTTGAGCGTCTCCAGACCCTTCTCAGGAGCGAAGACCTTGATCTCGTCCTTGGCAGAACAATAGGCCTTCGTCAGCTTATCGTTGGCAGCCTCGAAGCTCTCAGTGTCCGCCGGCTTGGCCGGGTCACGCCAGGTGATGTACTGGGCGCTGTAGCAGCCCTGGTACTCATCCTTGGTCTTGTCGTTCAGGATGAACTTGCCGTCCTGAATGCGCTTTACCAGTTCCGCAGGCGTAACCGGCGCATCGTCGTCGATCATGTAGAATGCCTTGCGCAGGTCGTACTGCTTGGAGCTGTGCTCGTTGCGGAGGCGCGTGAACAGATAGTCCTTGGTCCGCTCAGCTTCAGTGCGCTCAACGTAGTCGTCAGTGTCCTCGTCGTAGAACATCTTACTCTCCTGTTTGTTCTTCTTCTTACAGGGGCTTGGCTTTATCGCCGTGCACCCGTGGCTGTGTGCCGGAGGGCAATCAGCTAAAGAGACAGTGGACTGCATTAGAAATTCATTCCTCTTTTTATCATAGACTTGTCTTTGTAAGTAACCTGCTGCACGGTAGAAAGTTGAAGCCATTTGCTGTTGGAAGGTCGTTTGATCCTTTTCTGCGAGGGACATCAATAGTTCAAACTGCGGAGTATCTAACCAAGTATCTGACATAGTTGTGTCCAAAAGAATAGGGCCCCTGCTCGAAAGACTGACGGGGCCCTAAGTTTGTTTAGCTAGGCTTATTGGCTTTTTCTTCTTCAGCCTGCAACGCCATCGCCTGTTCAACTGAATGAATGTGCTTGCCCTCTGCTAAGTTCTTCTTAGCTTCAAGCAACGCTTGTTCATTAACTTGTTCGTTCAATATTAACTCCTCTTAGGTTGTCTAATTCTGTTTGCATGACGAGATACAACTCTCGTAGGAACATTATCTAATGAACCTTTTCTGTGGTAACCAACATGGTCTAGCTCTTTACCATCGCCTTTGTGTACACGTCCTTCTTTCATTGCCTTACGTCGGGCTCTATTGCGCGCTACCCGTCGTCTGACTTGCTCAGGTGTATCTTCCCAAGCATTCTCTTTTGCGTAATTACGCTTCCTCTTGGCCAAAGTGAATGATCTTACCTCCTTCCCCTTCATAAGTAATCTCAAGTTCGATGGGGTCTCCAAACTTGATGATCCGAATATCTTCTATAACTTTATCAGTCAGAGACAGAGAGTACATCCATTGAGCAATGGCAGCCACAAGATTATCTCTCGATATAACTGCGAGCGCTTTGGAGTTCATCTTCCGCTTCCCGTGCCCTGAGTTCGTCCTTGGCGTGCTGTCTGTACGAGTTTTTCTTAGCCCGCCTCTGTGCTTTCTTTTCACCTAACTTAGCTCTTTCAATCTTATTCGTAGGATGTATCATTGTATTTGGTACAAATCAATGTTCATAATAAGCATCTACAGGAATGGGAGGTAAACGAAGCCTCAGGGACTCCATAAGCAGTAGTAAGGCTTCGCTGTCCTCTACGTCATTGTATTCCAGTATCTCCTCTAAGGAATATGTATTTAATACTTTATTAAGGTCCATAAGTCAATAATATGGAGATGGCTACGGTAGCCACGAAGGCGCCTATTACCATTCCAATCAACAAGCCTCCCCACCACATACCATCACCATAGGTCTTACGGTCGTCATAATCCGGCTCAAATTCATAAGCCATTTAACCACTCCTCGGGAATATCAGAAAATGCGTATCGGAAGCTGTTCCTCTCTGCCCATCTTATATTTTTCTCATTGGGGGCATAGAACAGGATACGCAAATCTATTTCTGGATGTTGTTTTTTAACTGCAACCATCTTTCGTTTATGTTCGGGTCTAAGATACCCTTTCGCTTCAATGTAGACACGACCTCGTGGTGTATCAACAATGAAGTCAGGGATATAATGACCAGCAATAACGTAAGGAATACGAGCATTTTCGTAGCTGAACTTAACCTTGGCTTTCTTTAGCTGCTTTTCGAGCTTGATCTCGAATTTGTTTCTTGGCAATCTTTTCTTCAATTTTAGGATGACCTACATATCTTGCATCAGTACCGAGCCAGTTCTTGGTATCCCGGTTCAGTATAGAATTATTTCTCCTCCACCACCGATAAGTACGCTCAGGCCGCGGGACCCCGACTTCTCGCTCGTATTCCATCGCTCACTCCTAGTAAGTATACACGGTTTTACCGTGCTTGTCAACCTCTTTAACATCAGGCTTACGTACTACTTTGGTGAGGTAGACGGGTCCTGATTGGTAGATAAATGTTCTAAGGTTGGGGAAGCAACAGTGCTTGAAGGGGGAGTAGGAGGCAACAGTGTCAAGCTTGATATTTCCCGAAGCCCCCTCTGCCTTAGTTCCGCATTCACAGCTTGGAGGAGTGTTTCGTCCGACAATTGTTTTATAATATGAGATGCGATCTCTGAGAGTTCTCTCTCGTTCATATGTCACCTGATGTTCATGAAGGGTCATATGGCCCAGTGTTTTATCAACTGCCAATAGATACCCTCGGTCTTGTACCCGAAGACGAGCATCTCCACGGCTCGCGACCACATACCCGTCAAGTTGATCCAGATAACCAAAACTATCATTTTGTTCAATAGCCCCACTCTTGAACTTGCCAAAGGCAATGCTGCTAGCAGACTTGACATCAACAATACACCCATCAATGATGCAGTCACGGTGACCTGTGATGCCATCGAGGACAAGTTCATCTTGCTCTCCTACGACTTCATGTCCTGCTGCTTTAGCAAATGTGATGACTAGTCCTTCCAGTACGTGGCCATACGCGAACTTAACCTCAGCCCACGGAGGTAGAGGTTCCGCCAAGTCTGGATGGTGCACGCTGTACCAAAGCGCCTTTGGACACTTCGGTCCCATGCCTGATAGACGAAGAGTACCTGATCCGGTATTGTACCTCTCTTTGTTGAAATGCTCAGTAAGCCGTGAAGCAAGATTAGTTCGAAGGGCATCGGAACAAGCTTCATCGAACCACCCCTTCTTGTGTTGAACTAGATCGTAGATGTCTGGAATTAGATTGTATATTGATTTCACTGCCATAATTTGAGGAGAAGCATCGTATACAGCTTACCAATTACCGGATACAGGATCACCAGAATGAGGTAAATCTTGAAGAATGTATTCGGCTTAATACTAGCGTGCCAAGGCTTCTTTTCTTCCTTCTTCTCTTCTTTCTTCTTGAACAAATCGTCTGCAGCCATAAGCTGCTTGAACTCAAGGAACTCCCGCAAAAGACTGTGGTTCTTCATGGGACTCTCCTGTTGGAGGTTTGTGGGGGCTCCCTCTTTCTATTGAGGTCTCTGCCCCCACCCTCTTCTTGTTAAGGAGGTTGCTGTACCTGTGGGCCAGGTAGTTTCAGCATGCTCCACCTCCATTTACATAACTTGAGGGTAGGTACTCCGATGTGATGGTCTTACGCAGCTGTCCCCTTCGCATACTCACCTCTTATGTATCAAGAGGTTTTCAAAGGCTACTAAGGGAGGGCGGCCCTTCACACTCATGCGCTCCTTACTCAGTTCATCCTTATTCCTCAAGGATTAAGCGCTTCATGCTTTACATCAGAGCTGCTCCGGACTTCTGGATACCTTCAGAAGGCCCTTCTTGATCCGGGTATTACGGGTCGGGTTCTCGTCGCGTATGCCATTTCCGCCAGTCTATGAGGATTTGAACCTCCACGGGGATTTCTAGGATACTCTCCCCAACGAGAACCGTCTATTCGTAGGCTTCAATCCTCCTTAGGATGATGGCACCTACAGACGGCACGTCTTTGCATCACGTGCTTCCCTAACGGCAACTTAACGACAGCGTGGTTGCACCCACCATTTAGCCATGTAACTTTCCCGCCACCTATTTGGATCTTTCAGAGGGATCGAACCTCGTACAGGTTACACAGCCGGGAGTCTTCCGTACTACAGAAGTCCCTTGTCTATTGTCGCGTCAGTTAGGACCTAGCTTACTCCTCTCTCCCGCTTGCCGATGGAATCACATACCATCCTTTAATCCTCTGCACATTCGGGGAACGGAGTATGGTTCGGTTGCTCTCCAGCAGTTAGCTGGTTGGTTCGGCTTCTTCCTCTCCCAATTTGTCCTCCATCTAAGGAGTGCGCCACCGTCGCAGTCGGACTTTCCCCGCAGTAGGGCACTTAGCCGCAAGTGCTGCGATATGCCAGGACTGATCACGTCTGTCACCGGATTGGGTGGATAGAGCGGTTCACCTTGTATTCGCCTAGTTTGTTTTTAGCCTTCGCAGTTAGGGCTCTGCGAGACCTAAGCTATCTGTCAGGCTTAGGGAATTTGATCCCGAATGATACTCTAAGAGTACGGTTGCCTGCCTTCACATTGGAGGGTATCTTGCTCGAAGCGGGTAGTCAGGACGCCGTCGGAGTGACCCTCACCGTTCGGGATTATTTCTTCAGTCCTTCCAACATAGTGCCGGGTGTCCACCAGTCCAGTGTCCGGCTATCGTGTCTTCAGGCTGGTTGAGCCACAGCCTACCTACTTTGGACGTAGGAACGATCCTAGGCAGGCTCATGCGAGTCGGGTACACAACTCCCGAGCCATTTCCCTTCGACGTGAGGGTATCGAACCTCAGATTACGGCCTATTGGTCCCACTGTGGGGAACACCGTCGCCGCCATTGGGAAGTCTGGACTGCCCGTTACGGTAAACAGCCGAGTTAGGGCGCTGAGCTACCTTACTTGTAGCGTCTGTGGTTAGTACTCGCTAATGAAATAAAGCGGAGCTTTTGTGCAGGGAAAGCTCCGCAGAACCCAACCCTTGCTGAGGCGCTAACCGTCAGCTATTAGAGCTTCGTCACTTCGGCTTGAGGCACGGGCGCCTTAACCACAGAGACCGCCTGAATGACGATCACTTCGGCCGAGCCGCCGTTGTAAGCGTGCTGGCTGACCGCCCGCTTAGCGGCCTCTTCAGCTTCCTCATAGGTGGCTTTCCACGTAACACCACCCTTAGCCAAAGCAGAGAACTTCTTGTCCATGTTAGGATTCCTTCTTATTGGGTACGGAATGTACCTAATGAAAGAAAACTTTGTATACCAGAATAGGCATTGCTAAAACACACGTTAGAAGATACGCGAAGAGCAATCCAGCTTTCCAACCTTGGATTGTATATGTTTTGGTTTTGTTTTCATCCATTGTCAACCTCCTTGTCAAAAGTACTGCTTAGGTTGTTCAGGCAATCCTTTAACCATCTTGACCTCTTCCTCAGAGTAATCCTTCTGAGGAGTATATTCAACTAGGTTGTCAACCCTAGCTGATACCAGCCTAATGGCAGAACCCTTCGTATTCTTCTTGAAAGGTTTGTTAAACGAATACCATTCACACTTAACGGTGAGATCAGAACCGATACCAATCAATCGGTGATCTTGCCATGGCATGTTGTCTGCGCCAATGACCACAGGCGGAGTAAATGCTTGTTCCTTTCCATTGTAAGTTCTTGACATAGGTCTCTTGAAGGTTGCGTAGAACCCATCTTCATCCTGCTTGAGTTCATTCATGATCCCTTCGATACCGTCTGCCCCATCCTTGAGCTTCCTGAACTGCTCTAAGGATTTATCATCTAAGTAAAGGACAACATTCCAACATCGGTATTCTAAGTCAGGCTTAATAAGCCTAGGTCCGAACTTAGCTTTACCACTAAAATAATACGTCTTATTCGCCATTAGCTACGCTTTTCCTCCGCGTCAATATCAGTCACTACAAGTTCTTTCAGATAGTCCAGCTCTGCTTGGCTAAAGCCCCAAGGAATGCTGTCTCCTTCTACAAGATCGTAGTACAAATCTTTCTTCTCGTCAATAGTCAAATCAGTGAGTGACATACCAATTCTTCCCTATCGTAGGTTTATTGTGATCGTCATTCCAATAGCTTCCGGCCATAGGACATTTTAAATTCAAATCTTTACCTGCTTGTTCGATTGCTTGAGCTTTAATCTTCGCCACCCTTTCTGCCAGATGCCAGTCATGCCTAACCTCTGACTGTAATTCATCATGGACTATATCAACGAACATCCACTTCTTCAAGTTCTTTTCTTCATGAAGGGCAGTATCGACAATGATTGCTGCCCGCTTAACAATGATAGCCTCTCCATTTTGTAAGTATCCAGACATTGCGAGGTGTTCTCTGTCTCGCTGAGACTCTCCCGGTATGGATACCTTACGACCGTCCAGTCCCACGAAATAGCCTCTTCGAGCATCGCGCGGAAAAGTTTCCTTTTTGAGCCTCGCAAACCCAGTGTACTTTCGAAGTAAACGATTAAGAGCTTCTTTTGTGTCGGACTCTGACGCTCCAAGAATTTGACTAAGTTTTGTAATGCCTCCGCCCAATAGTAGCGCGTAGACAAATCGTTTTGCAGCTTGGCGGGTCTTACAGTTAGAACCAAGTACTCTCTGGTTGAGCGAATGCGGATCAGTTTTGTCTGATTTCTTACCGTGGACGAGCGCATCGGTAAACTCCTGATCTTCGATGTAGTGCGCAAACACTCTAAGCTGAATACCCTCTGCATCGACGCCCACCAGCAACCTATTACGGGGAGCACACCATAACTCACGCATCTCCTTGCCTAGAAGCTTAGGAGAACCATCCTCTTTTAACTCTCTCGGGATGTTTGCAGTGTTAGGCTGCTGATGGGACATCCGATGTGTCCAGGCTCCTATGCCTTGGAATTTACCGTGTATGCGGCCATCCTCGGAACACAGAGATAACCATTCTGTGAGCGACCGACGCCGACTTTCCAGGAGTATTCTCTTGGCTAGGAGCCTAGCAGGTTCCGGAGCAGTGTCCGGTAAAGTACTTAAGTTATCTTCGTTAATCTTCCAACCTGTTACCCGAAGAACTTCCAACTTAGCTTTAAGAGCAGATATATCAACGTCGCTGATACTGCTATCGACGCTCCCGCTTCTATTAGAGCGGCCCAGTATGGATAACTGACGCTCTGTATCAATATGGGTTGTGGTTTTATCTGTTGGTCGCCATCCTGCATTGTTCAATACCTCAATTAATTGTTTGTGGGACGAAGGATTAAAATCTTCCAGTCTTGTATGTCGATAAGTCTTACCCACTTCGAATTCGTGAATTTTAGTGTGTAGCGACCTTGGGACTGAGGATCGGTTAATTGTACCAAATTTAGTTGCTTTTGGGCAGAACTCCCGAATAAGAACTTCTCTAGGAGGGAAAGCCTTAAGGATTTTATCATCTAATTCTTTAAGTTCCTTCTCTACTCTCGCAAGTAATCTAGTAGCAGATCCAACATCAAAGCCGAACCCGTTATTATGCAGATCGTTGGCAACCAGCTGAAAGCGATGCTCAAGCCGGATTGATTGCTGCCAATCAGGATCAGTGATAATCCTAAGATACTTATCGTAAATCTTACTGCAGATCTCAACGTCTCTAACACAATAGTCTTCCAGCTCTTGAGAGTATTTGGACCAGTCATTAAACTTCCCCTTCTCTAATCCAAACTCTACTCCGTACTGTTCTATTGAGTGTCCGCCCTTCCTAGAATAATCAACAAGCCTCGATAGAATGAGCGTATCAATAGATACATCAGAAATATTGGGATGGCTAAAACCAAGTAGCCTATTAAGAACGGGATAGTCATACTCAAGCCAATTATGGCCAACGAATAGGACAGCCCTAGACAACAGATCAATAGCCTCTTGTTTCTGATGAAGATCATCACTCACCCTCCTGAAGATATTGAGTTCACCCGTGTCAATATTCTTACACGCAATCACCCAAATCTTAGTAGGGTTCCTAAGAGCATTACACTCAATATCAATTACTAGTCTCAATCAATGTACCCCCTCCTTTACATATTTGTCTAGGAAGTAATTATACCTGTTTTTATCGATAGTTGCAATAGAAACATCGATGTTCCGAAAATAATCGTAGTTCTTCCGCAACTCGATCATCGAGAGCCAGTCCTTACGCCGCTCCGTTTCCGTCCCCTTCAGCCCGATCACTTTGCTCATGGTCTTTACTTTCTTGTTCTTCTTGGTTTGGACCAATCATTCCTACAGTGTAGTACAGATTATACTTTAATGCAAATCGGTAAGGGTCTACGTAGAGGCGTTGTCCCTGAGTAGCAGGTCCTTCCAGGGCAATTACCTTGCCATCTTTCGCTACTAGGTGAAACATTCCCAGAACGAAATCTGTACCTCTATTTTCCTGTACGAAGAAAACCGTACCTACTTCCATATCCAGCAAATAGTTCCCAGTTCCTCCACCACTATCCTTCCCACCAGTAATAAGTTTCAAAGCCACAATCTTCTTATCCTTCTCTTGTTCTTCTTCTATGTTTAATTGCCCCGTACCCATTGACCTACCTCCGCATTTAGAATGCCATTTCCCCAGCTTCAGTGTTCGGTCACGTCTCCTGTTTCTTGATCATACTCAATAAGGCGAACACCTAAAGCGGTTTGTTCGGTAGATAGGTTCTTGCGTGCACCGGGGTTCTTTGTACCATCTTTTCTTAAATACATTCTTGTAGAAGATTTAACATCGTAAAGCAATTTCTCGCCCGTACTTGGGTTCCAAGCAACGATATCACATAAGCCAGAAGGGCTTACGTTTCTAAATACTTCATAACCTTTTCTTAGTAGATACGTACAAACAGATAGTTCTGCAACAGAACCACGGTGTTTAATTGGAGCTTCGATCAATTTTAAATAGCCTCTCAATCGCGTGCGGAACGTGGGGAGTGCGTTATTTTTTCACCCCGGTAGGGTGGGTAACCCCAATTTTAACTTTTTTATGTATGCTCCTTTTCCTCCTCCAATGATACTTTACAAACCCACATTCCACCTTGTAGATGGTCATGTTATTTGCCCTCTGCTTCCGTTCCTGTAGGCAGAGAGGACAGAAGGATTTGTGGGCGGCAGCGTTGCTGTTGATTAGCTGCTGTTTAGGGTGCTGTGGGCAGAAGCGTTCTCGGATTGGAGTGTCTTCGGAGACCCAGGCATAAGTCCAGGAGTATCTGTATGGTTTGATTGCCATGGTGTACTCCAGAATTTCACTGTGTAACCAGAACCACCTAGGATTAGGGTACGGTAACCCTTTAACTGCAGATCATTACAAATCTGCACGGCGCGGCATCTGGTTGTAACTCGAACAATCTCCACGTCAAGCTTTGGACGAGGAGGTCTGTGCTTGCAGGGTTTCCTCATTCGAGCCTCCAGTCTATGGGTTTATCCAGTAACGCATTGATCCTAGAGAAAATCTTGGAACCTCTGAACCCGTGTTCTACCCCCCTCGGAGCAGGATGAGAAGTTGCAATGACCAAATCTGAAGTTTGAGAGCCACCAGATAGAGGGTCCGGGGAGCAAGCATCTCTATGGCTACAATGGTTAAGGAACTTCCGGCTAGCGCCCCCAAGGCAACAAGTGACCGGTCTCGGCGAAACCCTGGTGAGTTCATGGAGAATCTCCTGTGTGAGTAGTTCCCATTCAGGCCAATGGTGTGAACCAGGACGACCCTTGGAGCACGAAGGGTATACATTCCACAACAATACGCCCTGGCTCACCCATTTGGTTAAATCCCCATTCTTAGGTGTGGGGTACCCGAGATCACTAGAATACTCGGCAAAGATATTCTTTAGTGTCGCGGGAAGAGGCAAGCTTCCTGCTCGTATACTCGGAGGCACACTGAAGGCGACACCACTTGCATGGGCGGGATTGGGGTAAGGGTCTTGTCCCAAGATACATACCCGAACCTCTCCAGGAGCAATAAGCTCGAGACTCCTGAAGAGTAGATCGCGAGAAGGGCAGTAAGTACGACCAGCTTTCTCATAATCGGTCAACCTCTCTTCTACGACTTGCCACTCACCAGATGACCAGTAATTGAGGTGGCTCCAATTACCTAACTTCGACATCCAATCCGATTTCTTCATTACGTAAAAACTCTATAACCTCTTCAATAAACTCGTTTCTAAAACCTACACAGCATTCTGGTTCCATAATCAAATGAGCGTCCCAGGTTTCAAGAACAAACTTCTTACCTGCTGTAGTTCTGGGATAGATATAGCTTTTATGCCTACCTCGGATAACTTCGATATCAGCCATGTTGCTCACTCCATTGATTGCAGGTGCCTTTGAGATGTTTACGCACATGTTTTTGAACCCACAAAGTTACCCGCCTTTTAGAGGGGCGTTCTCTTCCGGTAGACAAACAAACTGTATGTCCAAGTCGAACAACATTAACTGTATACCAATTATGCCTGCTCCCGGGTCCAGCTATTGGTCTGACGGATGTACGTCTAAATCGCGCGGATGCTGCTGCTTGTTTCTTCCTGAGGACTTCTCGGTCTCGTCGTCTTGAGTGTGTGGACGCTGGATGAGCCACACGAGCCACGCCACCGCTGCAACGTAAATTCCTCCGAAAAGTATTAACAACTCTAGCTCGGATAGACCAAGGAATGTCTCTACGAGTGTTGACAAGTTTTCTCTCCTGTTCGTTAGGCTGCTTTAAATTCAGGTTTAGGCTGAATACTTCCGGGGAGATTGTCATTGCTCGACTCCAGCTCCGTCCATTGTCTAGTATAAGGATCAAACAGGTACTCCCCGGCAGCGCCAGTTTTACCACAGAACCTGTTCTTAGAGACGGTCAGACCTAGGGTGTTACGGACCTTTTCGTCCGGGTTTAGGAGGTCTCGGAAAAGGTTAACCCGGATGTCCGCAATCTTACTGATATAACGCGAACCGCGGGTCTGACCGTTATCATTCACATGGGAGACGAAGATCAAGGCGAAATTTAATTCCTTGACCATCATTTCGAGGCGGGTGGAGATGTAATCGAGGGCTCGCCGTTCGTCTTCTCCGGCCAAGCCAGATACAACCATACTAATGTGATCCAGAAAGACATAAACAACTTCACGGGCAGTAACCATGAAGCGGATGGTGTCAAGAAGAACGTCTGGATCATCTGATCCAAAGTGAGAATATACGTGTAGGCGCTCGTCCTTCTTACAACAGGAAGTAACTGCGCTGAGTACGTCCTCTTCAGATACTCCGCTCTCTGGTAGATGTGTTGGCTTGCGGAGTTCAAGCCCCGCCAAGCTGCGGAGAAGGTGTCCTTTTGGCTCTTCAAGAAAGATAGCGCCGACTGCATCGTCAGTCTCCTTGAGACATTTGTGCAAGATGGAGTGCATTATCTCTGTCTTACCCACACCTTCTTGGGCAGTTAGGAGTACTGACTCCCCCCTCCTAATTCCGTATGTCATCGCATTCAACATAGGGAACGGGTAAGGTGTCCCCTGTTTTGGTGTTTCAGACAGTATCTTCTTGAACTCAGAGAAAGAGCTAACGATAGTCTCAGGCAGATATCGCTTGGCATTTTTGAATATGTTTCTCAGCTCGTCCGCTTCATCTGCCTGGAGATATTCGTTAGCATCCTTACGTCTGTCGAAATCTAGGACGCGTACCTTGTTGTAATCGAATAGACGGGCTACTTGACGTGTGGCATCGCGGCCCACAGCGTCTGCGTCGAATGCAAGATAAATCGTCCTGAAGCTTGCAAGCCAGGATCGATCGTTACTGACGTCACCAACAGCACTAGTAGCGCTCCGGACAGAAACGCAAGGAACCGTCCCCCGGAGGCATTGATATAGACTGGCTGCATCGTATTCTCCTTCGGTGATAACGACATTTTCATTGCTCCCTGCTGTGAACTTGTCTCTTCCGAAAAGCCCAGGTATGGCCTCTCCTTCCCATCGGAAGTCTTTCTCAGAGAGGCTTCTAACTTTGAACGATCCGTTAGGATATTGGAACCCAATAGAAACGGGTGCTCCATCTGAATCCACCTTCGTCTTGATGTCGTAAAACTTCAAGGTCTCTTTGTTAAGACCTCGGTGTGGAATGTATTCGTATGTAAACATATCCTCTTCAAACTTACTAATTGGATGTTTATAATATTGACAGCTAAAACAGTAACCGTGCCCATCATCGTAGATGTGATAAGCATCCGAGCTAGGACATGACGGGCACGGTAATCTGTATTCGGTAACCTTACTACTCATCTAGGCCATTAGCATTCTTTTGTACCAAGGTGCCTGAGCCCGACGGAGAACACGTTGCTTCTGCTCGTATTCATCATGAAGCCGCTTGATCTCGGCTTCATTCTTGGTCTTGCAGGCGACCTCAATGATTTTGATGGGGGGTTGTGGTTTGCGAAGCGGAGGATCGTGGTCCTCAATACGCTCGCTGCTGTACCGGGCAGCTCGATTGAACAACGGGTCGTTGTCCAGGAACCGGGGAGCGGGCTTATAAAGCCGCTTGTCTTCTCTGAAGCCCAGGTTCCAACGGAGGCGTTCTTCCCAGTACTCGTTACACCCCACGTAGAACCAAACAAACACTTCCGTCTCGGGCTTGTACCAAGCACGGATACGTTCACGTTGGAACCATACACCATTCTGCTTGCGCTTGTCAAGCGCCATCAGCTGGTCTCTGTCCAATCTGTATAAGGTTCCAGAGACGCGAACTCTAGTTGCGCCAGCCATTCGAATAGGAATGGCCTGCCCATCGGTCACCCATAGGGCCATCTTCTCCACCGTGAAAGCAGAACCGTAAGCAGGCATGTCCTTTTGAATGGGACCACACTCCAGAACCAAGTGGAACTCATCCAAGGTTTGGTAGTCCGGAGTATAGAGCGTCTTTTCCATGGAGGTACTCCCCGTATTAATTCTCTAATGAAAAGGAATAAACTGTTTATAAAGCATAAACAAAAGAACCCCAGAGCCCGGGGGGACCCTGGGGCCAAGTATACCAGACAGAGTTAGGGAGGTGGGCTACGACTAGCCACGGGTGCCTGCCTGGTATTGGAGAAACTAAGCCGCCCTCTTCCGATCCCGGAGAGACGGCTTGGTTGCGGTAGCAGTGGGAGTTTCTTCTGTCTTCGTCTGCTCCGCTGGGGCTGCAGCTTCCAGTTGCTGCAACCGATATTGGTTAAGCAATGCGATGAGCACGAACTTGGGAACCTTCTGAAGGCCCCTTGTCGCCATGGTCATCCAGCGGTCGAGCTTGAGACCGGTCTGCTCCGAGAACGAAGCAGCTTCCTTGATCTCTTCCTTGATCTGCTCGGCGGTGTAACCGAACAAACCATTGTCCTTGTCCAGCTCGATTGCCTTCTTCCGGTCTTCGACACCGAGCACCAGAGGGTTGTCCACGGCGGCCTTTGCCTTGGCCTCCTTGTCCTCCAGTTCCTTCTTGGCCTTGGCCATGGCATCACGGAAGGCAGTGACCTGTGTACCCGAAGCCTTGGCAAGGTCCTCCAGGTACATGAAGATGGGCGAACCCACCCTCAATGCAGCGACCGGGAAGCCTTCCTTGACCTTCTTCTCATCACTGGGCCGAGGCGCAGCAGTGTTCCGGTTCCAGGCGGTCTTGAGATGTGTGAACACGTTGGACGTGAACTCCACCCACTTCATCCCGTCCTTGTCGATGATCTTGAACGACGCCCCTGGACCGGACTTGTCTTCGGGGTTGACCTTCTCAGGATTGAGCCTAGGCTCTTCCTTGACCGGTTCCTTGGTTGGCTCCGGCTTGCTCTCCACGGGCGTTACGGGTGCAGTACCAGTAGTCAGCCCCTTCTTCCGGTCACGGAGAGAGAGTGGCTTGACAGCAACGTCAACCACCTTCGGAGGCTCCTTCTGTTCCAGATCGGAGGCCACTCCCAAGTGCTTGGAAGCATAGCCCCAACTGTACCGCCTGCCCAGATTGTTATCCGTGTAGGCGAAGGCAGCGCCGGTGCCGGGAATAATTAAAATATCCCCCCGGTTGTCGATCATAGCCAGGACTTCCGTCTTGGCAATGTCCGTGTTCAGTTCCTTGAGCGTGCTCGCAAGGTCCTCCCCATTCCTCTTGTAGCAAGCACGAATCTTCTCGGCCAGGTACTTGGCCATCAGGTGGTACTCTGGCCATGCAGACCCTTCCTCACCCTTGGCAAACCTGGTGTAGTCGATGTCCAGCATCACGGACAGAAGCGTGACATCGTCTTCCTTGCCCTGCCCTGAGCGGGTCAGGACGTTGAACGGTTGGACACTGTCGATGTCGAATTCCTTGTCCAGGTCTTCGCAGTTCTGGAAGTAGAAGAAGACATCGTAGTCCTTGTAGGTGTTCTGCGCATCCTTGAACTGGTCTGCGAGAACCACCTCATCGCTCAGATAGGTGGTATTATCTACCACACCATCCGAGGCGATTGCAATACCCATTGCAGTCTTATGGGTATCTAGCAGGACCTTGACGTAGTCCTCGCCGATGAGTTTGCCCTTCGATTTGTGGACGATTAGTCCGCTTCTCATGACGTATGTGCTCCTCGTTTGAACCTGTCACGCAGTTGGGATGGAATGTTTCTTGAGAGACTTCAGTCCGGTTTTGATCTTGGGGGGCGCCTCCTTGTGTTGCCTCATTGCTTGGATTGCCGCCTTGACGTTGACGCCTGCGTTCTGCAATCGCCGAAAGATGCCCTTCTTGACATCCGCAGCCTTGCTCTTCACAGGCTCATACCAAGGCGCACCGTACGTGGGCTCAGTACCCACGGAACGGAACTTGGTATTACGCTTCAATTCCACATAAGCATTATCAACAGCCTCACGCCGGATTTCTCCAGCCTTGAACTTGGCCTCCAATGCCTCGGTGATTGTCTGTTCGATCTTCTCATCTTCGGCCTTGTTACGGGCCTTCATGCTGCGTTTCGACACCATCTGCTCCTGGTACCGATTGCTTCGGTAGTGAGCCACCAAACAGATTAGCAGGAACATAAATCCTGCAACCACAATGGAGCCCCACTCGGTTCCCTGCCACGCACGTAACGCGTACTCTGCCCAGTTCTTAAAGGTTTCTTCCATCGAAGACCCCTCTCCCTCGTTATAGACTAAGCGAATAGCTTGTATACTAAGAATAGAAAGATCACTAAATAGATGAAAGACTCTGAACGATCTTCCATTTTTCTTCTCCTATTCTAAAGAAAGTACTTGACAAGGGGTATTTTTAGCTGTAAAGCATCCGCTTTCTTTTCCCTTTTTCTTTTAGTATGATGTATCTAACAGCCTGGTAGGCCGGATGGCTTATCAGGCTTATATGTTATGGTGCCCACGGCAGGACTCGAACCTGCACC